GGAGCTAAAACAGTTTCGGCAACGCCATAGATTTTTGAACCAATGCGAACAAATGAATAATTTTGCCCGGCTTCAAGTGATGTTAGTGTCATGGTATTTGAAATTTAAAAGTTACTAATTAATAATAAAAATATGAACTGATAATACTGGCTATTTCTCTTGCGCTTGAAACAACTTGAGTATTTACTGAATTAACATTTAACTCGTTTAATTCTGCTCTAAAATCAGGTGTAGTTAATATCAATATATTATTATCTTCGTCTAATTTAATCCCAAATTGCCCATTCCCTTGATATACTGGTGCTGATGTAGTAGTATTTGTCAATTGATAATACACATAGCCTGCATCATTCTTGAATACTAAATCATACATTGCAGGTTGCGGATCTACATATTCATTTTGAGAATCTTTTTTTAAAACTATTTGATTTCTGTTAAGTTCCATTTTTTAAAAATTTTATCGTTCATTAATTTTATTTGAATTTTCTTGAATAACTAATACTCTGAAATACACATTATATACATCATCTACTATCGCGTTCATTTCATCACCTTGTAATACTGTATCTTCACTGAATACTGTTGTTATTACATTGCTTGGCGTTATCTGTGTATTTTCATAATAATAATTATTACCAGCTTCGAAAAAATGAGTATCTATAAATTGCTGACCGTTAAACTCAACAACTTTATAACTAACATTTGGTTGCAATTTCAATACGAACATTATAACTCAATTTTCTTTGTTATTGTTTCAGGTGTAGGTATATTTTTTTTGTCAAAAATTCCACTTAAAAAAAATACTAATCCGCCAAATAAGATATAGACTACAATATACCAATACCACACAAATGTACTAAAATATAATGAATGTAAGATAAAGAATATATCCGCAAATCGTTGAGTAGTACATACGTTACAACCGCCAATACTTCTATAAGTAAATTCGCTTCTATCCTTCAACCAAACTAACCATTTTTGAACGAATCCGAATAAATTATTCGGGTGTATTAAATACGCATATAATTTACTTAGCCCTGTAACAGATAAAGCCAAAACTAATAGGCTAATAATATAATCTAATCCCATAAATGAGTACATGGTTTTATTGTGAAACTAAAACATTGAGTTAATATTGAGCCTGTATTTGTATTTTGTATTTCAATTTTAGCCAAATATCCGTAATCTTCATTAAGATTTGTTATGTCTAATTTTACCGCTCCTTCAAAATCTACAACAGTCTGATAGTATGATATTATTTGCCCGTTAAATTCGGTATCTACTTTTAACCGAGTGGGTATGAATCCTTCAAAATTATCAATAAGTATTAAATTCTGTTCACAAGAATTAACACATCCTAAGTTAATTATATTATCGCAGTACATATTAACAAGTAGTTGGGTTTAGTTCGCAATCTTTTACAACAACATTATCTATTATTTCAAAATCAACTGATACAATAGTCATACTTCGCAATGTATCTGTTATTTTCCTGTTTCCTGTTTCATTGTAAAATACTTCTGTCTTCTCTGTATTTGAACTTGTAATTGAAACTCTATTTGCACTCAAATCATTGAGAATAGATAATAATAATATATCTTCATTAATATTATGACCGATTGCCACCATTCTGCAAGATGTTACAGTTTTATAAGACTGAATCCTACAACCTGTTACAAATGGTGTGTATTTAACCTCTTTTAATGACCTAATATAAAAGTAATTACCCAAGTTATCTTGAATACCTACATATTGAAAATTATTATCTACAATAACATTATTGCCTGATGGCTTAGACACATTGGCATACCCTGAATTATAGAAGTTCCTCTTATTGAGTATATAGTCCTTTATATCGTTCAACCTCTGTATCATATTACTGTATTAACTATTGCCGAAGCCCTCTCGGGGATGTCATTTTTTAAAAATTCTTCCTCAAAGTTAGACAATTCAAATGTTTTTCCAAACTTATCTGTTAAGCCTTCTATTTTCTCTGTTTCGTCTTCATCATTATTGCCATATAGCACTTCACTACCAAACTTATATATTCTCAATCCAGCTTCTAAACTACCACTGAATTTAAAGTTTATATGGCTATTCTGCCGACCATTTAATGTCCTGAACTCAGAATACCCACCGGGTATATACATCGTTTTATTGCCTTTTCGTTGGTTGCCATTCTTGTCTTTTTTCCCGACCCCCTTAAAAGCATTTTCTCTAATAAACGATGATTTATCTACATATATAGGTGTAGTCGAATAATCACCAATTTTACTTCCATCTGATTTTTTACCATTGTCAAATATCCGTTCCTTATGTATAGCCATTAATTCTGCCATTGATGCGCTCGCTATTATATCGGGCATTTTATCGTCCAACTCTTTAGCAATCTCAATCAGCTTATCACTTAACAATGTGAATGACATTATACGCTTGTTTTAGTTTGCAATCCTTTACAATCTATACAGTTGCAATTACCATCTAATTGAGTTAAATATCTTCGTATCCCTTGCATTGAATTATTAAGGTAATCTCTATACATATTAAACCCCTGTGATGCTTGTTGAGCTATTTCTTCTGACTTGTATATTGTAAGATAATTAAGTCTATTATTCTTTAACATTTCATCGTAAAACATAGCCCCAAATAATTCATATGCTGCTTGTCCTATTATGTTATCACTTGCCATCCGGCACACTAATGTACTTAAATCACATATGCAATCGGCTTCTACTATTATTCCGTAACTCTCATTTATATTAGTTTGCCCGTTATTAAGCCCGTAAATTCGAACACATTCGCTCTTAGGTGTATTGTCACATCCTACACCGCAATAAGGCTTAGTTGAATGCACAAGTACGTTTGATGGCAATGTGATTTGTATCTCGTTGCCCTCAAATGTTTTGTTTATTTCGAATTTTGAAATTTTACCATCAGATAATTCAACAGGCACAGTATATACAGTTCCTGTTATATCAGCAATTCTCAAATTAACTTCGGCATCAAGTGCAGAATATACGCTAATAGTATTTATTTTTATTTTTTTGAATCTACAATTCAAATTTTGTTTATAAACTACTATGCCTCTTTGTTCATATTGCGATCCTGCTTGTATTATTGCACTTAAATATTCACCACTCTTCCAAATACCACTATTTAATATATTAGTACGAAAATTATTATTAATATAAGATAGTACATCATTATTTAACCGGAGCATTGCTCTACGTCTTAAATCAATTAAATAATCATAACCCCTTAATACATTTTCATTTGTCGCGTTAGAAGCAGTCTGCAATGTTATACCCGGATAATCATTAACGTAATATCCCGACAATGAAGGCGTGTCTTCATTACCACATACACCTCGAACACCTATAATATTATCAATGCAATTCATATTTTTAAATTAAAATAAGGGGGCTATTAACCCCCTTAAATGTTTAACAGCTAATTGTTTCTTCAGGGCAAATATCATACTTAATGATACCTGTGAACTCTGCATCTTTACATCCTTGTAATGGAAGTATAACAATCTTGTAATGTGATTGTAAGTTATAAATAACTCCTTGACATTTCGGGTCATAAACCATATTAAGGTCGAATAATAATCCGTTTGCCGGGTTCTCGATAACTGTGTGCATGTAAGTTTCACCAGCTTGAATCAATTGCGTTGGGTCTACATTATCCCATCTTGTAGGGCTGTTTCTTGTTGCAAACATGCCAGCATTTTTAGACCATGATAACACATTCACAATTCCCGGTACTGCTGCAATAACTACATCGTTTCCGGTAGTATCAGCTGCACAATTAGCTTCAACTACATTCTTATCATAGAACGCGTTGAAACGGTACATGTTATTCAACATCAAACCATTTTGATTTGCGGTTGATGCGGCTTGAGAGCGAGCAAATTTTAATACTTGTCGATTACCGAGCAATAAAGGATTAACTGCGTAACCATTGTCCATGAAATCGGCTTGAATGTCTGTATCTACATTGAAGTTGGGCGCGCCATTGTTCAACAATTTTAATACTTTAGGTGATGCAGTCCCAGCGGCACATATAGCGGCTACGGTTGCAACATCTATCTTGTCTGTAATTTGTTGCATCTGCCCGAATAATTTTGTCGCAAATACGTCTTGAACTTCCAACGAACCTAAATCACGTAATGAATTAATACCGATTTTACGCCATGCTGGCATAGAGTAACAATCGAAAGAATTAAATGTTAAGCAATCTGTAAGGTTTGTTGTGTTAGTTCCCGAACCTGTACAATCGAATGATGAACATGCGACAGGATCATCGCAGTCAGGTAAAGCATAAGTAATAGAATATTGACTATTCTTGCCGTTTTCCTGAATCATTTTAGCTTGTATTTGCGCTCCATTGGCTGCGCTTGTAGCCATTTCAATAGCCCCTGCTTTAACTTGGGCTTGACCTATACTATATAAGTCGTTTAGTTTCGCCTGTATATTAGGCGTACAATTGTTTGCCATTTTAAATTGGTTTTTAAGTTTAAAAAATCTTACTCTGTTCGATAGGTCGAGTTACCAATTATTGTGGGTAATTAAATAGGCTTACCCATGCCAAACGATTGTTTTTGTTGTTGTAGGCTACCTGCCTACGAGGTTGCAAGTATCTTATACTGTCGCAACTTGGCTGAATTTAGCAGCTAATCCAGTTGCGCTTGTTTCTTTTGGTGTAGGCTCGTTGCCATTATTAGGTAACGGTTGTCTTCTAGGGTCTTCCCCTGTTTTACGCAATCCAAACTCATCAATCAAACCATCTACTAAGCCATCAAATGTTTGTAATGTAGTTTCATTTTTCTTCAATGGTGTCGAATCGTTTAATAAATCGTACAACGCAATATTGTTATCCTCTTTCAATTTTAATTTTGCTCGTTGTGATAACTGTCCCTTCAATAAATTTGTGGCTTTAACCGGGTCTATATTTGTTTTCCCTTGTAAAAATTCAACTAACTTAGTACTTACTACTCCATCAAGTTTAAAGTCGTGAATAGCTTGTTCGTATTGAGTTTTATATTTACTTTCTAACTCCGGTATACTCTTTTCGTATTCTTGTAATTTTTGATTTGCCGAATCCAACATCTTTTGCATCTCTGATTCAGTTGCCCCCGTTTTACTCGAATACTTTTCCTTTATCGCCTCAATTGCAACATCCAATGTATTACCATCATTTTTTGGGTCGTTGAATATCTCGTCAATTTCTTTTGATGTTAAAACATTCCCGAATGTCTTATTAGCTTTATTGAGTGCGTCCTTGAAGTATTTGCCCTTGTAGGTCTTTCTATCTTCATTCAATTTATTATTAAATTCAGGCTCTAAGAATGGCTTCGCATATGATTGTGCTTGTTTTAACAACGTATCTACAATGTCATTATTATCATCATCAGACAATAATGAACTAACAGCCTCTTCGGTATTTTCAACACCTAAAGATTTTAATAATAAATCGATTTTTTTACTCATATATTTTTAAAATTTATCTACAATTTGGACAACCACTTGAATTACTCATAGTTCGCATAGTCGAGTAGTATGTTATTTTTTTTTACTTTCAGTTAACTGCTCCCATTTATCTGTTTTATAAGTAGTTCCGAAAGTAGATTCTTTTACCCCAATTACTTCACCGCTATTTTTGTTTTTTATAGCAATGTAACCGAATGGTAAGTTTAATTTTTTTTCAACTACAACTACCGGACTAACATTTTCAACTGATTCTGTAATATCATTAATTGTTTCATCAATTGTTTTAATTTCTTGCATCTTGCTTTTATTTTTTGACACTATCAACAATTTTTAAGTTTGTATTTGATTTTACTAAATTTTCGGCAATATTCTTATCAACCGCTGCACATATAATCTTACCTGTAACGGTATTCATAACTCCTACCTTATTCGTATAGTCGAATGTAGTTGAATTAACAACAATAGGTTGTACCCTCTCATGTGTAACTACTACTTCAATGCCTTCTTTTTTTGGCATGTCAGTTAATTTAGATACATCTTCGCTAACTATTTTTTTTCGTGTTCCCATAATGCAAATATAATTTGTTTTTTTGTATATTTTAATTATTTCTTCCTTATCGGTACTGCAGTATGTGTACAATTATACCCACCTCTTTTAACTATAAAATTATCTTTATTCGTGTCTTTCATCATACCGCCCCATCTATGATTTTCAGGTTGTACTAATTTTAATTTTTCATTTTTATAAGCCAATTTTATTTCGGATTCAAGGTCATCATATTTTATTCGCCCATTCAATTCACGTACCCATCTGTAACATTGCCCTCGCGTATCTAATAATGTACCTCCAACGTATCTAATATAGTCAACCCCAATATTATTGGCTATTGACTGCATCTGTTGCCCTTGTAATTGGTTGACGCTATCTCTAGCAGTTTGGGTTACATAAGATTTTAATTTACCCGATTTGTCTTTGCCTGACTGAATAAAGTCTTGTAGCGTTTTTTTTGCACTTTCGATCGAATTGCCATAGCTTACAGTTTCATCGATAATCTTTAATATAGGGCGTTTAAATTCCTCTGTTAATCCGCTATTAATTAAAGTTTCATAAGTCTGTGATTGCCATTTCTTTTCCAAATCAGATAACGGTAACTCTCTGAATGAATACCCCCCGACATAATTAAGCAATGAACTTGTATTTAATGTTACCTTGCCAAAATCAGACATGAATAACTGAACATTATTAACATACCCTGAATTTTTCAAAGCGGTATCAATTATCTGCGATAGCGTTAACAATTGCTCGCTTGTTACTATCCCATTAGTGAATATTCCACCTGCGCTATCTAACTTATCAATAAATGAAAATATTTCATCGAGTATTTTTTTCTCAATATCAGGGATAGTAGATGTAATTTTCTTAACTAAATCCTCTTTTAATAAGTCGTTATTCGTTATTATGTTTTTAGGCATATATACCTACCGGAATTAAATTATTGGCTTCATTGATTAGCATATTAATTAAGGTATTAATATCTGTTTCTACAAAATTAGCATCACCCATTTGTCTAGCTATCTTAACTAACAACTTGTAGCCCTTTTCGTGAATAGTTTTATCCAAATCATTATATATACCGCTTAATAATTTTGCCCGTAATGCGTTACCACTTACCCCATATAATGAATCGGCTATATATAGTACATCATTAATCTTTAATTGAACCTTATCATCTCTGAATACTTTTGAATTTACTGCGTAGTTTAACTCACCAAGTGTTTGAGAATCGTCCGTTTTACCTTGTAACAATGCGAACTCGTTAACAAGGTCGCTATCACTCATTAAGTCGAATTGCTTCGGCTTACTAATTACTATTTCTTGCATAACATATCTACCATTAGAGTAATTATAGAATGCAGTTGCGTATGTTAAGCCTTTTTCAACATGATGAAATATGTAATTACTTATCGTTTGTAAAAAGAAATACTGGTCTTTTCTGTCTTCTTTTTTCGCATCTCCGCTTTGCGTTCCATCGGTAACGACTTTCAGATATAATGATTTTTCAACTCGTTCATAAAATGTTTGCCAGCGTTTTAAATGATATTCTGGTATGCCTATATCGGGCGTATGGAATTTAGCAACATCATACAATCCGTTACCGCGTTGAGCAGTTTCTTCACTTATAGTGATATACTCGCCCGGATTTCTTGACATTGTCCCCTTACCATTACACGTTTTACAAGAACTTGTAATAATGTTATTAGGGTCTGACGAATCTACACTAATCCGACTACCCATACATGTAGGGCATTCAGGCTCTACCATCTGTACTATCGGGTATGAGTAATGTTTATTCATCGCCTCATCATCGTTCATATTAGATACAAGTATCTCACTCCATGCGCAATAAGGTTGCAGAAATGTATTTTCTTGTTTCCAATATAACGGAGTATTCAAATTGTGTTCAAATATAACCTGCTCACCACCATCGATATATATAATGCTGTTATAATCAATGAAGTATATAGTATTATTATGCCTAAATGCTATACTTACTTCATCGTACATCAATACATCTTCACATTTAATACATGCTAATTCTACATAGTGATTACCGTTTTCTTTTTCCGGGATAACAGCGAAAAAACCTATTGGGTTTTGCAATACAAATTCAATAGCATCATTTATCATATCATATATTCTGATACTATTAATATTTTTTTGTGTGTTATCGTCTAAAGTAACTGTATAATTATTTGGTTGCAATATTGAACCTTTGCACAAGTTTAAGAACTTATCGTACAACTCCTTAGATACTGGTTTATATTGGCTTAAACGCCAATTGTAATGCTCTGGGTTTTCGTTTGGGTGCCTATTCAGCAATCTTGTTGCAAATAGATTTTCAAACTTTTTCTCATACGTTTCCGGCTCGACATATAAATTGTTAACTCTATATCTAGGTCTTACACCTTCGGTATGGATTTGTAGGGCTAAACAAGCCTCTACCCACTTACTATATTGAGCAGGTAGAGGTAATTTGTTTTTTTTTGTAAACTTTTCGTAAAACGAATTGAAGTTCATGTTATTATTTTACATTGTTAAATAACCAACCTAAGTCGGCAACCGCTCCGGCTGCTACAATATCAAGGTAAGGAGTTCGCAATTTCAACGGATCGCCTACGAATGATATTACATAGTTCTTGAACTCAATAGACTGCCCGTCTACTTCATTATCATATCCAATGAAATGATGAATAGAGTATGACATAAATCCGCCTTTATCGTTTAAGAATAAGTATATTTTACCATCACAGGTAACATATCCTATTACGCGAGTTGAAGGGCTTTGAATTTCGTCTGCGTAGATAATACGGTCATTGTACGGTGTTGATGTACCAGCGGAATTAACATCATAAGCGTTATAATCGCGAGCATTCAACACACGCCCTGTATTAATCGTTGAAGCAGGTCGGCATCTTGAGCGGTATTGCTTAGTGGCAGTTGTCGGATCTGCCCATTCTACGTTGGCTAATTCCATTGTTGCGCCTATCTTACCAGCTGCTATTGCATCAGTTACGGCATCGGCTAAGGCAGATGAATCGTAGTCGCCTACTGGTAAATCAAAGTCGCATTTAGATGTCAATAATCTAACTACTACCTCATTACGCTGGTATACGTTACAGATGTCCGCCTTACTTAGTGTGCTTGTATCTACACAAGCTGTGTTACAAGTTGAGAACATTTTTATTTAATTTTAATTGTTATTGTTTGGCTTGCAACCTTAAATTTTAACAACTAAAAACAATCTCACACTTGCTAGAAGACAAAGATATATTAATTTTTTTGTATTGAGTTGGCAAATCGTCAAAATCTAAAATTATCTCCGTATCTTCTATATATAACTCTTTTCTATTAACTAATAATTTATTGCCACTCATTGCGCATTCAATCTCATTTGCGTACCATTCAGGCATCAATTCCGTTATTAGATTATATCTTTTTTGGTATTCAGTTTTAAATGTAAAAAACTTACTATTATATGATTTCTTAACTCTATTCGGATTACCTTGTAAATCACCGTATACTCTATATCTTATGTAATTTTGGATATTGGATAAATCCCATGAACTTTGATGAAAGTGTAATGCGCAATCGGTTGTTTGTAGTGGGTAATACCCCTCAATCAATGTAGTACTTTCATTACATACGACTATCTTATAAGGCTTAGTATATGCTACATATGTTCTACCACTTGTATTGAAATCAAATTCAAATCTATATCTAAAACATTTACCATCGTACAGCGTCAATGGTGCACCATGTCCAAGTAATAATGTAGGTGTTACTAATATACCGTTAATTCTTAACTGCATCATTGTAAGTGAAGTATAATCAACGTCGGAAAACATAAGTATGCCGTTGTTTATCTCGATAAACCAATCGGGCAAAACATCTAACCCATAGATAAACATTACATTATCACCATTCATCCGTGTATATTCTACTACATCACCAACATTCAATATTGGCGTTGTGTATAATGTACAGAATGAGTTAATCAATGAAGGGTTATGCCTGAATGGTAACGGGAACAAGAATTGATATTCAATTATTTTATTGTTAGAATCGTGAGCAAATCCCCATTTCGTACCCGTTGTTAAATTCACATTGCCGTAAAAAAACGTTCCTGATTCATCGGTTATATTAATACTGCTTAACGTAGGGAATGAGCCATTTAACACATATTCTGCATATGGTATTTGTACCCTAATTAATACTGGGTCGAATAATTCAAGCGGAATAAAGAATGCCTTATCTATTGTACATGCGTTGCAATTTGCCGATACATTGCCTGTTTCAATTATATTAGTGTTCATATTAAGTTGCCTTTAACTGTTATTTCTCTTTTATCGTGGTCGAATAGTAGGTAGTTAATTTCGCCTGTAAAATTATCATTTAATTTCACTTTCATGTATAAATTAAGATAATTAAACTCGCAACAATAATATAACTTAAATTCGAATGAAGTATTACTTATCTTATTATTGTTAGGCGCATCAATCTTATGAAACTCCCATAAGTTATATCTATTGCCTATCCCGTTGGCTTGTGGGTCGAATGACATAGGATAGTTATAATTATAACAATCGCTTGAATTAATAGGGAAATAATTAGCATCGTCATCTTTGAACGCATCTATATCAGCACCAGCACTACCGTAATTATCATAAGGCGAAGGTATTACCCTTGCATCATTATTAGGTGTAGTAGTATCGTATATTAATATCTTAGGTAATGCGTTTTCATCGCGCATCATCTTAATACATCCTGTGAACGGACTACCCATTAATACGCTACCAATTGCTCGGTCGGTTATTGCATCATGCTCGCTGTCTATTCCATCCAACACGAATGAGCCAACGCCAAACTCGTAGAATTCTTTTTGCAATAATTCCTTGAAATTAGGGTTATTACCGGGCTCTATATATTCACCGTTAAATCTTTTTCGCGCTTCATTACCTATTGAATCAATAGCATCTATACCCCAATTCAAATTTATTCTCTTTGGCTTGCCTTGCCCGTTATATGTGTAGCATGGGTCTTGTATTACTTTGTGGGCTATTGTGCTACTCGTTAAATCTAATTGAACACCTGCCCCATATACTCGCTCCCCTATCATATCTTTTCTGTCAAAATACAAGTACCCGTTATATATGAAGTATCTAGCGTTCCATATGTCTTTTATTTTGCTCAAGAACGCATCTAATGTATATGATGGTCTATTACTTTGTATGTAAAATTTCCAAAATTCAGATAATTTTAAACCTTTTCTCGCTGGTGCATTCATAAGGGTAGCGTAATAATACTCATTATCATAAGTACTTCCATCTATCGTTTTGAATGGTTCTGAAAATATAGGGTCTGATGTGTTATCATGAAATATACCGCATATGTTACATACATTGTCGATATAATCCCTTATAAATGGTGATGGGTGTGTACGATTGCATCCTATAAATTGAGTTACAACATACGGTATTGTAGGAACATAATAATTCGTTCCTAAAATCGCGTTTATACCTTGCATAATTCCATCTAATAAAGTAAGTATGCCATTAAGTACCGCAATAGTACTATCAATCATATTAACGAATGTTATCAATGCGCCATAAAAGAATGTCGGCTTAATTACATCGCAATATCTGAATTGAGGTATATTAATAGGGCTCAATCCGCTGTTAGTAAACCAATCATTTCTGTTATCTGATATTACTGTTTCCTTAACACAATCAATTACCGGATTATCTTCTATTAATGATAGTACTATTTGACAACTATTGTTATCGCACCATCTTATATTTTCATTTTCTACCTTAAAATAATACTCATCATTGGCACAAGTCATGTCGATATACTTAATACAAATGCGATTTGAATACCTATCAGAACTTAATATTAAGTTATCATATATGAAGTTATAAGCATCCCCGAATACTTCAATATCGCTACCAACGCTCCTAGAGGGGTCGTTATTCTCATTGAGCGATACAGTACGCTTAAATCCTTGCATTGTGGCATATTGGCTATAATCTATCCAAACTCCATCGCAATTTAAACTTAAATATATCTTATGTTGTTCCATTATCCGCGTTGCTTATTCAGTATGTTAACCTTACCTAATGATGTCGCTATTGACTGTCCAAATCCATCAGCATCAAAATTATTACTAACTATAACCTCTCGTTGTGATAATAGTTTCTTCATCGATTGCATTTCATAAATCAACGGCTCTAAGTTAGTGTTATTCTTTATTGTATAATGGTCTGCTACGACCTTATCAGTATCTATACCTTTCGGCGCGACCATATAATATCCATCTGCAATTTGTCGCGCTATTAAGTCGCGTTTGTGCATTCCTTCAAATAAATCCCTATTATCAGCTGTTAACGCTGCGTCCATTACAAACTCCCCTTTATGATACGTGTATGGTTTACGCCCCAATTGTGTGCTTTCTTGACTTTTAGCCCCATCACCCGTATACCCTCCATCTTCATAACCGACCGATACTGACCTTACTGCATTAACCGAAGCCGCGATACCTGCTATAATTGCTAATACTTGCGCACCTATTAATACTGGGTTCTTTTGGCTTGCAATACTCGCAACTGCTCCACTAATTGCAACCGCTTGATTCGCCACTACTACGCTGGCATCTATAACACGCTGCGCACGTTCATACTTTTCTCTTTTTCGTTGCAATTCGTCTAACCTATCTTGTTCAATTTTCAATGAAGCTGTCGCATTTTTCTTTGAATCTTCTACCCGTTGTTCTTGTTTGCTAATTAATTGGTCTATTTTCTTTATCTCAAGCGAATAGGCTTCATTAATAGCACCAGCTAACATAGAGTATGCACCTATTAATGAGTTAATTGAATCTATTTGCTCATTAATTGACTGTTTGCGTTTATCTTTTAATTCTTGTTCATCTATTAATTCTTTTGCTTTTTTTCGCGCCAACTCTATCGAATCGCGTATTTCTTTAGCTTGTGAATCGGTTGTTTCATTGCCTTTTTGCAATACATTATTATCTATTGCTTGCAAATAAGTCTTGCCGTATAATTCTGCTTGTTTTAATTTTTCAAGCAAATTCTTTTTAATTTCTTCGGCTAACTTCTCAAGGTTATCGTTAGAGAAATCAACGGTTAAATTGATAGGATTTTTCTTGCTTTCTTTTTCAATTAGTTTTTTTGTTTTCTCGATTTTACCCTTAGCTTCCGGTTCTTCATAAAATGCAGCGTTTGGATTAATTAATGTTTTATCAACTGCATTACCGCTTATAAATTCAGCACGCAATGACCGTATTTTCTCGAGATTATACTTAGCCATTGCCATCTCATCGTTCAAACGCTTAACATCTATATTGTCAGTATTCTTAGACGCATCATATAATTTCAAATGTTGCTCCCGAATACGATTATATGAATCAACATATTTCTTTTCCGCATTATTATAATACCTTACAATTGCCTTATATCTATCTTCCTCTTTTACTTTACCCTCTTTAATTGCCTTATCGACTTTATCAACATACATCTTTGCAAATTGTTCAGCATCTGAACCCGTTTGCTTCACAAGGTTACCCCCTACAATCTTTAATTTTTCGTTTGAATCTGATATTTGATAGTTGATGTAATCTAATATAGATTTAACAGCTGGTAATATCTTGCGCTTCAATGATAGTAATGAATTACCAATACTTTCTTCAATATTGGCAACCATTACTTTGTTCGCTCGTTCTATACCTTCTGCAGTATTCGCATAAGTTTCTGCACTGCCTATCAACTTATTATTAAATTCATTCAATACTAAGTTAAGCCTATCATGTTCGCTTTTAACGCCCTTTACACTTAACCCATATTCGCGCAATGTAGCACCTCCGCGACCTTCTAATATGCCTATAATCTTATCCGTTGCGGTAGCTAAGTCTATTTTTTCTGCACTCGCCAATTCAAGTATTACGGGTGTTAACTGCGATAATTCAGCGCGTGTTAACTTGCCATAATTAACTAATGCAGTTTGTGCTTTTACAATTTCATCGTTGTCAAATAACCCATAGAATTTCTTTTGCAACGTATTCGCCTCTTCAATTAGTCCGTCAAAATACTTTTCTTTACCGACTGATTTTAAAGCACGTTGTAATTCACCTGTTATACGCTCTGCATCTTGTGCTTCCTGTATAGCAATATTGCCTAATTCTGTAACCTTACTAATTGCCTGCTCTATGCCAAACATACCAGCACCAATGCCAAACCCTTGTAAAATGCTCTCGCCTAAACCTCCAATCTTACTACCTACGGATGTTGATTTACTGGTTAATACGTCTAATTGATTTTCGACTTTATGCAAATTTTTTAATAACCCTTGCACTACACTTGCATCACCTCCTTTTCGCAATTCATCGTGCAACTCTTTTTGTTTTTTTCTCAATTCATCCGTTATTTTCTTTTGCTTTTCTTGGCTTTCAGTAATGCGGTTAGCTGTTTTCGCAACATCTTGCAATTCCTTATTGTATGCGCTTACTTTCTTCGGGTCGTTAGTCTTAACCATCTGTTCTTCTAATCTTCTACCTTTTAAACGCAATTCGTCAAGTAACTTATCTTCCGACTTCAATAAGTCGTTCGTTTTCTTTAATTCGTCCTCGTTTGTGTCCCATGACACCTTAGCTATTAAGTCTAATATGTTACTCATAATTAATTAATTACAGTCCATGAACCACATACCAATATTGGTGCTTTGATTTGAATCTTCGTATTGTTGAGCTGTTTGTTGGCAGTTGATAATACTTACCGAGTTCTGCAATATCGTATCAATAGACCATGTTTGTTGATTATAATTTAACCAATAGTAATCACATGTGAAATCGTAAGTACTTGATGTTGTTTTATTTGCAGTTTTATTTTTTTTGCAAGAAAACAACCCAGCCATTAATAACATGAACAATGCAAATAATATTAATCTTGATATATTTTTCATGATATATATTTTAGTCAAAATTACACCTTTTTATTTCTGTTTTCAGCAGTTTTTTTTGCGCTTTCGATTTTCTTAGCATAAACATTATTAGCCACTAAGAACTGGTATATACTTTCAACGCTCCAGGTCATTAATTCGCGCACTCTTATTGGGTCACGATCTGCCAATGAGAATATTAGATAGTTTTGCGTTTCAATATACAATTCTACTTGTGTATCAATTCCGGTATCTGTTTTACTCGTTCTTCGACTGCTTGGAAGACGCTTAATAAATCTTTCTTCAATATATTTTGTGAGGCGTTTGTGCGCTTGAACGCCTCTAGCGTAAAAAAATCATATTCCCCGCTCTCCTTCCATAGCTTTATTTTATTTCGATTTATTTCTTCGTCAAATTCTACGGGTTCATCTTCTAACATGAAGTATACACATGCTAATTCTGCATAAAACCTACGTTCTGCTATCATACCTATTCTATTCTTTAGGTTTGATGTAATTGCAAGTATATCAGTTTTCAACGCTTTTAAATCGTTTGTATTCAATGTCTTATCTTCTATTATATCAACTAATTGTTTAATAAATGATTCGGACAAACCAAAGCGAATATACATTTCTTTGATTTCAGCCATTATATAACGCTGATACATAATTTCATCGGCAAAATTGACTTCATAAAACTTGTACTCTTTACCGTTGTGATTGATGACTTTTACCGGCTCTCGCCTTTTCTTCGGTTGTATTGCTTCCATAATTATATATTTCTCTTTGCAAATTTATTAAACCAAGTTGCTAATGTGTACATAAAACAATCCGTTAGGTGCATACCGTATTCAGTATTACCGCTTGTTTTGTGCATCTTGTCGCTTCCTTCTATTGTAGTGGCTATTGTCAAATCGTGTATTAATTCTTTGCAATTTACGGGGCAAATATTAATATTAGGGTGATTCTGTAATATGTTATTGCAGAATATACGCAACTCTTGCCAAGCATTATTTCGGGTAAAATTAAGCATAGGCTTATGCAGTTGACTTAATCCCAAGTTTAGGTTTGTTCTAATTATCTTGTGCATAGTTGTATCAATTGAATCATATCCGGCATTCCTGCTACCTCCTGCCGGGTCAGATGTTATAACGTACACATATCCCGGGTAATCTGACTTTATTCGAGTTAGTAACTCTTTTAGCGTGCAGTTGTTAATTTTGTACGATTTTAAAATATTGATAAAACTACCCTCATGAAATTGAGATACTACGCATGTAGCTGGGTCTATGTTGAAGTCAAACGATAGATATAACGGCAAATCTTTATTAGGTGATAGCGTAACTTTACTAACATGTTTATCTTCGTCAAATGCGTAAAAGAATGGTGATTTATTTTCGGATACACCCCATTCCCCCATAGCGTTAACAAGCCATAATTTATAATTTGTTTTTTTTAGCCTATCGTATTTATCTAATAATTTATTGTCAATATACCCATATGAACCGCAAGGACTGCCAACTGTCCAATAATTATCGGTATAAATTGTTTTTATCAGCAACATTGTACCACAGTCGCTTATTTTTACAAATGAATTATTAGAAGGTAACTTGTATTCAGTATCTACCCATTCAATACTGTCTAAGTATGGTTTTATCCATAATTTATCACTTACCGGATTCCAAGTAAAAAACGCCACTTTTGCAACCTCGCCCCTAAATGATATATCGGCTTGCTCGAAATCATCCATAGTAAAATGGTCTAACTCATCGAATAGCATATAACCGAAATCTTCAATACCTTTTACTTTATCTTCGGAATCTAAGCCCTTAAATACTATCGAATTACCTTTTAATGTATTATGTTGGAACTCATTGAATATATATCCATTATGCAATCTTGTTAACCTTATTGATTTCTTAAATGTCTTTATCAATGAAGTTTTTAACCGACTACTTTCCTTCCTAAAACATATTGCATCTGTTTTATTAATATAACATTCCTTTGCTATATACTGCCCTATTGTTAATGTTTTGGCACTACTTTTTGACCCGTAGATAAATACCTTATTAATTCTTGGGTTATCTTTTAAGGCATCATTTAAAATGAAATATAATGGGTTAAACCAATTTTTCTTGAATTTTATAACCATTATTCGTATGATTCACTATCTACTCCTAATTTAATAACTGATTCTGATTTGTCAACACCTTGAACGCCTATCATCTTAGACAACTTATCCAATGCGCTCAACTTATCATGTAATTTAATTTCAATAGTTGTCTTTTCGTTACCCTCAAATGTAGTAATTGTTTTTTTTAACGAAGATATAATCTTTGATTTTTCAATACCTACATCCTTAATACTTCGGACATTATTATCTTCATCTATAAAGTCGAACATGTTAGAAAACCCTATTAAAGCATATTCTTTAGCTATCATATCCGAAGTAATACCTATTCTTTTCCCTAAGTCTGCCTTCAATTCATTAATATAGCTTTGGATGTTAATGTTTGTCAACAATTGAGAACCAAGTGTTCTTGCTGTATTTGTAGAATATCCAGCCATTTGAGCGGCTTTAGTTGCGTTAAATTGGCACTCCCCTACATATAACATGCAGAATAACTTTTGCCTATCTGTAAGCCCATTATCTGCGTTTATTAAATCGTTATCTTCTTTTTTTATTTCACCCATAAAAAAACACTACGCCAAAGGTAGTGCTTTTTCTCAAAACAAAAAACTAATGAAGAAACAAAGTTATATTACTATATCTGTGTTAGTCCACGTTTTTTAAATTTTATCTATTTCATTTTTTGCCCAAAGTTTAAATGATTCAAATTTTTCAATGATTTGATTTTTCTTTTCGTGTTCAATTTTTGTATCTTTTAATTCGAAAGAATCAACCCACATAATCAATTGTTTCTTTATTGGGGCTTTTGCTAATTTTTCGGCTTCTTTTTTAGCTTTTAACTCGGCTTCAATTCTTTGTTGTTCTGCTTTAATTTCTGCATCTCTTTTTGCCTTTAATTCTGCTTCGATTATTGCTTTTGCTTCTTGTTCTGCCTTTAATCTTGCCATATTTTCCGCTTCAATTCTTTCGGCTTCGGCTCGTGCTTTTTCTCTTTCAATTTTAATTTGCCTTTCTCTTTCTTCGGCTTCGGCTTTTAATCGTTCATTTTCCAATCTAATACGCTCTCTTTCCTCTGCTTCTGCTTTTTCTCTTGCAATCCTTTCTTCTTCGGCTTTTTTTTCTGCTTCTATTTTAGCTTCATAATTTGATTTTAATCCGCTTAAAAAGCTTTCAAAACTTTCATCGCTCATATTTTCAAACTCGATTCTGTTTAATTCTGCATACTTTGATACTTCATTAATTCTTTTTTGCGTCCTTAATTCTTTTTGTTCGGCTTCATATCTTTTTGCGAAATTAGCCTTCCACTCTGCTTTTTCTTCGATTGCTTTAAATTTAATCTGCATTACTTGTTTAGCTTTTAACCATAATTTATCCTCTAAATCAAATTCTGCTTTTAAATTCTTTACTTCCTCTCTTTTAGCATCAAATATCTTTTCAGCGTTCAAACGTGCATTTTTTGAGTTTTTTCGAGCTACTTCGGCTAATTCAATGCTCATTTTATCATCAATTCCCTTCACTTCGATTGCGTCTACTTGTTTTTCCCAGTCGTAAGTACCTATGAATATCTGTTGTAATACTGTTAGTACCTCTTGTTTCTTGTTAGAAGATACTTTTAATGCTAATTCGTTTACCTCTTCAGGTAATTTTATTACATTTTCCATTTTTATATATGTTTTTTAAAAAAATTAATCTAATGTTACATAGTCAACTACAACTCCATCAATAATAATGTGTTTTGTTGATTTTAAAATAATATGCTTCCCTTCGTTGTTATAGGCTATAATCTCGTAAGATACTCCACGACTTGGGTTGAGTGATACGGATTTAACGGTGTATCCGTTTGGCAAATCTTGGTTTACAAGTGATATGTATTTACAACATAATGCGCCTGGAATCAATACATTTAACTTTTCTTGTCGTGCTAAAATTGATTTTGCTTTTCTTGATAAAAATTGTGTGTTCATTGTTTTATGTTTTTTTGTTTTGTGATACAAATATACAACATAATGTATTTATCTACCAAATTTTTTTTGATATTTTTTTTATTTTTTTTTCGGCTTGATTAAAAATACTGCTACGGTTGTTAGATGAGGACATTGAATATTAGTAACATATATTGCCCTGTCTAATCTATTAATACGACTTATTAGTG